GAACAGCGGATATGAGTATAGCTCAAAGGAGAACACATGGCTGAAAAAATAATTGTAGATGATGAATATAATTACTATGGACCAACTCAACGAGAAGAAGCGACTCGCGGAAAAACAAATAATTCGGTACGTGCTGATAAAACTCATGAGTTCCCTAAACTCCCATATTCACACCAATCTTCGGTAAATAAAACATCGCGTGGTGGTAGGAAAAACTATGTCTATACCGGTGGTGGAGATAAAATAGTCGACTATGTAGACGCCATTCCAGCGTCGCGAAGATCGAGCTCACAGTATGGTAAGACGTCTGTACATGAGACTATATCTGGTCATACCATTGAATACGACGATACGCCTGGTTCAGAAAGAATCATGATATACCATAAGACAGGATCTGGTGTAGAACTTCTTGCCGACGGAACTTCTATCTATAGTAGTGTAGGTAATACAGTGCGCGTGGTACAGAAAGATGAGAAGGTTGTAGTAGAAGGAGACGCGCACTTAAGTTATAATGGCAATTTAACATTAGACGTCTCTGGTGACTTTAATGTGAAGGTTGGTGGTAACTATAACGTTGAGGTGGGTGGAAATGAAGTAAGGAAGACTGATGGCTCGGTCGGTGTCACGATAGGGAAGAAGCACCAAAAGACTGTAAAAGGTAATGAAGTCTCTATGGTAGCGGGATCTATTACTGATCAGACTCTCGGTCAACGGTATAGCGTAACAAAGGGCGTTTTTACGGTGCTAGCTGAAGGTGACTATATACAGGCCTGTAAAGGTACGTTATCTTTGACATCGGAAGATGAAGTTATTCTCTCAAGCCCAGACATGAATATAGCAGCGAATGATTTATCCGTTTTTGGTGCCACTGGAACGTTTGGTGGAGATACTATAACGGGATATTTCCAGAATGTATTTTGTAAGAGTGGAAGTTTTACTGAGGGAGTAACAGCCCCTACATTCCATGGGGATTTAACTGGTAGGGCAGATGAAGCTATAGCTTCTGATACTGCGGTATATGCTTCTTATGGAGGTGGACCAGGTAGTGCGGAAAATTGGACTAATACAAATACTGCCACAGACCTTACCGAAACAGCGAGACCTACAAGTGCAATTTTATCAGACTATTTAGATAATAGTGATAGAGCATATATTAGAGTATCTATAGATCCAGGTGACTATATGAAAAAAGCTATTAATAGAAGTGATTTTTACGGTGGTATTACTGATAAGGATCCTAATATATCTGAGGTACGGGCTTTATTAAAAGATCCAGATAATACAAATAATGATACATTTCTTGGTAATTTATTAGCAGCTGGAAAAATATCGAGTTTATATAGCAATGTAGTTCCTTTATATACAGGCAGGCAAGTAAATCCTGTAGATGCATTATTAACTGGTAGTACAAATCTTGGACAAACTACTCGAGGTGGAAGTAAACAATTTACAATGGGTACAAATACTCGACTCGAAGATCAATTAAAGAAAAGAGGATTATAATATGGCAGGTGTACAATTTGTAGTAGATCAACAATATAATCCAGAATGGCAAGCTAATATTACGAGTGGTACAAAATTAGCTGCTGGAATAAGTATGGCAAAATTTATATATGGAAGTAGTAATCCAAATGGTATAGATCATATTACCGAAAATGTATCTGATGAAAATAAATATAAACTTGCGAAACAATATATTATGCAAGCGACAGCCCTTTTATCGTGCCGTATAAAACCCTTCTCTCGATATAGGGTTAAAGTGGCAGAGGGTTATTATAGAATAACAGATAAAAGTCGTGTATATGATGTAGATAGTATATTATATCTACGAAATAAAGGCCGGGCAGTAGTATATGAAATATATGGTGAAGATGGAAATGTCGATAATTTAAAAAGTTTTGATTTAGCTCTCCATTTTTCTACTCATAGATATGGCGGTGTTATGCCAGCCAAAACTATTTTATCTTATGACAATTATAATCCAAGCGGAAAACTCCATTCTCAAGTTACTCTCATTATGCCCGAAATTCAAGATGGATGGAATGTAAGATATTCATTTACACCGAATCAAGTAGAAACAAAATATAATGGACATAATCTCACAACTGGTGAATTTGTAGAAGTACTTGAACAACCAAGTGATGGAACAGTTTTATATGGAACATGATCTCTTTGCGGTATAAATAGAAAGAAAGGATAATTACACATGGCTGTGAGAGCTTTTGCTGCAGAAGATAACCCTACCGATGCTTCCTTTGTTGTTACACGGGAGAAAAAGTTTTCGGACGTTGATTTTGATTTTCGGAATATCGAAAATGATAATAATGTTCGTACTGATCTTCGCAAAGTACAGGATCTTAATTCAGTAAAACAAGCTGTGAAAAATATCCTTTTAACAAATCAAGGTGAAAAACCTTTTATGCCAGTATTTGGTAGTCAATTAAACTATCTTTTATTTGAATTAGATACAGAACTTGATGAAGATATAATTGAAGAAGAAATTGCGAATAGTTTAGAAATATATGAACCAAGAGCTATTTTAAGAAATGTTGAAATAGACATGAATGGTGAACAAAACAAATGCGATGTAACCGTAGAATTTCAAGTAGTGAATACCGGTGAAATTGCACAAGTCACAGTAGATATTACGAGGATCAGATGACCACATCAATAAAATCTTCCGATCTTGATTTTGCGAATATTAAAGCAGAATTAAAAGATTATTTAAAACAAAAGTCTGAATTTACAGACTATAATTTTGAGGGATCTGCACTCAGTAACATTCTGGATGTATTAGCATATAATACTCATCTAAATGGATTAATTGCTAATTTCTCTACAAATGAATCTTTTCTCAATACCGCACAATTGAGAAGCTCAGTGATTTCCTTAGCTACTGCACTTGGTTATGTTCCTCGGTCAGTTACAACTAGTCAAGCTATTGTAAATTTATCGATTAATATACTTGATGCAGTGAGACCATCTTCAGTATTTATGCCAAAGAATTTTCTTTTCAACACATCGGTAGAGGGAAGATCTTATACTTTCAGAACTCTTGAGAAAATCTCAGCAAATGATAATGGTAATGGATTTTATTCTTTTACACTCTCCGATGGATCTGATCTTGTATCTCTATACGAAGGCGTGCAAAAAACGAAAACATTCTATGTCGGTGAACTTGCTGATGAACAAGTATATGTCATTCCTGATAAAACAATTGATACCGCAACTGTGGAAGTAAAAGTATATCCAACTGCTGCTTCTCCAGATGAAGATGCTGAAGCTTATACACCAATTAAAGATGCGGTGCGAATCACAGCAGATAGTACTCATTATCAAATTCGCGAGGTCCCTAACGGGACCTATGAACTAGTATTTGGCGATGGCATCGTAACAGGTAAAAGACCTGTTAGCGGTAACAAAATTATAGTAACATACTTATCATCTATAGGTGCTCCAGCAAATAATGCTACAGTATTTACCGCAGCTTCTCAACTTTCGGTTTCTGGTTATGGTAACTACAATGTAAATGTAACAACTGTATCTGAATCGGCAGGAGGAGCTAAAAAAGAATCTATAGATTCAATTCGACAAAACGCTCCAATCGCTTTTTCTTCTCAACAAAGATTAGTTACAGCCGAAGACTATACAGCGCAGATTTTATCTCGCTATGGAAACGTTCTTGATGATGTTATTACATGGGGTGGTGCTGATAATGATCCTCCTAAATATGGCGTAGTTTATGTAGGACTTAAATTTAAAGCATCTACAAGTGATGTTATTAAAGCTCAAACAAAAGACGATATTGTAAATTTACTTACAACCAATTTAGGAATTATGTCTATTGGTACAGAGTTTACTGATCCAATAGATACATTTATTGAATTAAACTGTCAATTTAGATATGATCCAGACTTATCAGCTATTACACCTAGAGCAACACAAAATGCTATTGTTCAAGCTATGAAAGATCATTTTGTGGAAAACTTAAATAAGTTTGGTACAGTTTTTAGACGGTCAAAATTGCTTGCTGAGATTGATGACTTGGATGCCGCCATCTTAAATTCATCAATTACTGTAAAAGTTCAGCAAAGATTTTTACCAATAACTAATAAATCTTTAGGTTATAAATTAACATTTCCAATGCAAATAGCTGCGCCAGATGATGAATTTCATAGAGTTACTTCTGCTCGTTTTTCAATAGCAGGAATTAGTTGCTTTATTAGAAATAGACTTAAAACAAATATTTTAGAGATAGTATCAGTTGGTGGTGATATTATAAAAGATAATGTTGGTTATTATGAAGAAGGTAGTGGTATAGTTCAATTAGAAGGATTTAATCCATCTACAATTGATGGTGGTGGAGAACTAAAAGTTTCAGTTGTTCCTGCCAATCAAAGTACTGTTGCACCATTACGTAATTATACTTTAAATTTTGATGAATCATTGAGTTCAGCAAGCGCTATCTTAGACTATCAAGAATTACAGGTAACTCTCTAAATGCCTCATACGCTTAAAAATACTGGAAGAAAAGATGAACTCTTTTTCAATCGTAAAGTTGATGAAGCTTTACCTGAACATATAAAAGAGAATCATCCAAAAATTGTAAGCTTCTTAAATGAATATTATAATTTTTTAGATTCTGATGGTGCTAAAGCATTTCAATCTGATATTCATAATATTCTTTCATTTAGAGATGTAGAAGAAATACCAAATGATTTATTAAATTTATTGGTATATGAAATTGGATCTAAATTAGAAAATGTAGATAAATTTAATGATGAAAGATTTGCTTTAGGAAGACTTCCATATTTTTATAGAGATAAAGGAACATTAAAAGGTACTGAAGAATTTTTTAAATTATTTTTTGGAACTGAAGTTGAAGTTGAATATCCGAAGAAAGATATTTTTATTGTAGGCCAAGATGAAATTGGTCCTGATTATGAAAACTATATACAAAACTATGCAAGGTATCAAACATATTCTATTCTTTTAAAAATTGGTTTATCAGTTTCTCAGTATAGATCTCTGTATAAAAAGTTTGCACATCCAGCTGGTTGGTATTTTGAAGGATTGGTTTCATTTGCAACTGAAGCTAATTTAAATCTATTTGCACAAGAAGCTTTGCAAGATTCAATCTTTGTATCTTCAATTACTGAAGTTTATCAACCATTGTTCCACCAATCACGTTATACGGGTTCTGTATCAATTGGGCAGGATGATGTAAGTTATGCAGAATTTGGCGGTACTATAAAGGTAAGAGATGGCAGAATTACTAATCAACCAGATCAAAAAGATTCAAGTGAAGATCATTATATTATGACTATTATTGATAAATATCAGAATGTCACTGCTGAGGAATTGGCAAGACATTATGTGGTTGGAGAAATAGGTCATCCAAATTCAAGAACATTTGATGAAGACTCTTCAGCTGATCCAGTAATGAGCTTCGATAATGATAAAGAAACATTAGATGAAGATATGTTTACAAGATATGACGAACAATATCACTATAGATGATAATTTTTATATAAATAGAATTAAATTTTCAAAGGTTTAACATGGCAAAGCAAGCAATATCACTAGGCACTGTAGCCAACGATGGAACAGGAGATACATTAAGATCTGCTGGTTCTAAAGTAAATGCTAATTTTGATGAGATTTATACACAATTTGGAGATGGTAATGCATTAACAACTGGTTTACAATTTTCATCTAATGGTATTATTTTTGAAGGTTCAGTACCAGATAATAATGAAACTACTCTTACTGTTGAAAATCCAACAGCCGATAGAATTGCAACGCTTCCTGATCATACAGGAGCTATATTAGTTGATAGCGCAATTCAAACTATTGCAAATAAAAGAATTGTTAGACCTGAAATAGATAGTGCTCAATTAAATGGTTTATTAATAAAAGATAGAGATTCTTCTCACGATTATAATATTATTTCTGGATCATTAACTTCAAATGTAAATGTTACTTTACCAAATATTAGTACAGATGATCAATTTACATTTAATAATGCAACTCAGCAATTAAGTAATAAGACTTTATATAGACCTAGAGTTGAGCAAATGATTTCCGATAGTGTCGGTGAACCATTGCTTGAATTTTTAAGAGTAGGCACGGCTAGTCATATTAGATTTACAAATGCAGATAATCCAGTTATCGAAGCCCAAACTACTCTTACAAATGCTCATTTAAATATCGATGCGGCTGGAACTGGATCGGTGGAAATAAGTAAAGTGGCACATGCCACATTAGAAATTTCTACAGGTGGAGATACAGTAGGTGCACCAGTAACTTCTGGTAACAATGCCAACTTCCAACCAAGCGGACATATACGAGGAGATAAAGCTACATCACTTTATATTCAACAACATAATGGAACAATAAATGGTGAAACCAAAGTATATACTAATGGTGGATCAGGAAATATTGAAGTTGCGTTTCCAACCGCAAATAATTTTGCACAAGGTACTTCTCTCACCATTCATCCAAATGGAGCAGCACAACTTATTTGGAGTGATGATAGATGGTTCATCATGGGTGGACTAGATAGTGACCATAATGGAAACAGATTATTGACTATTAACGCATAGGATTAAAAAATGCCAGCAGTATTAACAGATAAAATTAAAAGAAACATTTTGCAAGTAATGTACGATGAAGTGAATGACGTACTTGCAAATTACTTTATTTCTATTGGCCACGGTGAAGAATGGGTTACATCAGACGATACAGTTCCACCCAATACACCAATTAATTCTATTAAAGAAGAAAGAGATTTTAGACTAAGAGCGCAATCGGCAAAAAAAGTAGCAGATGTTTCTTTTGTAGTACCAAGATTTAATTGGACATCGGGTTCAATATATTCACAATATGATGATAATAGAAGTATTACGCCTGGTATTTCAGGTGCAGCAAATATATATCCGTATTATATTTTAACAGATGAAAATCAAGTTTATATTTGTTTGAAACAACCAAGAGATGCCAATGGTGTAGCTTTAAGATCTACAGTACAACCAACAGGAACTTCAAATAAACCAAAAAAAGAAACTGATGGATATGTATGGAAATTTTTATATGCTATTGGTGGTGCAAAATCTTCAGCGTTTCTATCAGCAAACTTTATGCCTGTTGAATATGTTAAAACTGGACAAGCTGGATTAAACTCATTACAAGATCAACAAGCATTAATAAGAGATGCTGCTGTTCCAAAACAAGTTTTAGGTATTGAAATTATTGATCCTGGCGCAGGATATACTAGTGCTCCTACTGTTCAAATTATAGGAAATGGGGATAGTGTTGGTAGTAATCAATATACTCCTAAAGCTACAGCAACAGCAACAATTGATCCAAGTTCTGGTGGTTTCGTTACTAAAATTGAAATTGATTCTAGTTCAAATATTGGTAGTGTTTCTGATAGTGTGTTAGAAGCTGGTCGTAATTATGATTATGCCGATGTAATTATTTCTGGTGGAGGTGCATCAAGAGATGCTACAGCTAGAGCAGTTCTTCATGGTAACGATTCAGGTGTAGGAGCAAATCCAGTATTTGATTTAAGATCTACATCACTAATGTTTAATGTTAAAATTGAAGGTGGAGAAGCTGGCGCAGATGGATTTAGAGATTTTATAGTTGATGATAGAGATTACCGTCAAGTTGGATTATTTAAAAATCTTAGAGATTTTGATGGAAATCTATATACAGAACTTAGTGGTAGAATGATGAAATCTTTTAGAGGTGTTAGAGCAGATGTCCAACAATTAAAAAATCTAACAGATCCAATTATTACTCAGAGCACAGGATTTACTGCTATTGTTGCAGATGTTGATAGTGATACGTGTTATTATTATCAAACGGATTCGACTGGTTTTGTACCGATATCAAATGTTCAAATTGAAAACAGTTCTCAGAATTTTAATAATATTAGTCCTACTCATCTAATTGATAGTTCAGACATTAATCCTTTTTCTGGAGATTTATTATACGTAGAAAGTAGACCAGCAATTAAAAGACTTGATACTGAAACAAATGACATTAAAATCATCGTAAGTTTATAGGATAGAATATGGCACAACTCGTAAATAAAAATACTTTTTCATCAACTTATCGAGATGATTTTGCTGATAGTGATGGATACTATCGAATTCTTTTTAATAGTGGAAAGAAACTTCAAGCTCGTGAATTAACACAAATGCAAACCATTATTCAAAAGCAAATTGAAAGAATGGGAAATAATTTATTTGCAGATAATAGTGTTATTAAACAAGCAGCAGCTCAAGTTGATAATAATTACCAGTTTATTAGATTAAATACTACTAATGAACCAATTAGTGATCCTCAAAGTTTAGTTGGTGCAATATATACAGGAGTTACTTCTCAGGTTGTATTTAGAGTTGATGAGGTTGTAGAAGCTGGAGTTAATCCTGTAACTGATCCATTAACCTTATATGGAACATATACTTCAACAGAAAATTCATCGCTAGCAACTGATCAACAAGCAGTTGCTCAACCTAATGAAGTAATGCAAGGAACAAACTTACCAAATATTAGAGTCGAAAATTCTGCGCAATCTACAGGATTTGGTTCTAGATTTTTATCCGATGGAGGAATTTATTATTCCAAAGGATTCTTTATATTTGCAGATAAACAAGAAAAAATAATTTCTAAATATACAAATACTCCAACGGTGGTAGTTGGTTTTAAAAGAATTGATGAAGTTGTAACAAGTGCAGATGATACTGCTTTATTTGATAATCAAGGGGCGTCACCTAATCTTACTGCTCCTGGTGCGGATAGATTTAGAATTAGATTAGAACTATCTCTTGAAAGTGAGATGGGCCCAACAGACACATTCATTAGAAAAGCAAAAGTTGTTAATGGAAAAATCGTAGCAACTTCTCCAGTTGGAAATGAATATAACAAACCTAGAGAATTTGTAGCACAAAGAATAAAAGAAAATTCTGGAGACTATATTGTAAAACCATTTAATTTAAGATACGCTGATGATTCAGATGATAATTTCTTACTAGCTCAAACTTCAAGTGGCGTTGCAGTAGTTAATGGTTATCGTGCTTCAGTGTATACTTCTGATACTCCTCCAAGAGTACGTAAAGCAAGATCCACTGTTAATATTGCAGATCAATTCGTACCAATTTCATTTGGTAACTTTTTTGAATTAGATTCTGTTCCAGCACAAATGCCAGATATAACTAATTCAGTTGGATTTGAAAAACAAAATGTTAGAGATGGAGCAGATTATGGTGGAGCTACAATTGGAACATGCTTTGTAAGATTTATTCAAGAAGACGGAGCTGGATATAGGGCTTATATAACAAACTTAGTTCTTAATTCTGGATCTGGAATTGGCGACATAGGTAGTATTGGTACTGGTGCTAATGCATATTTTAATATTAATCAAAATTCAAGAGATAACGGACCATTTAATAATAGTGGAACTTTAAATAGTTTAATTTTTCCTCTTCCAAATAGAAGACCAGAAAATATTACGAATGCTGATATAACGGTTCAAAGGCAATTTAGATTTACACCAACTGGTTCTACATTTGATATTACAACTGATAATAGTACTGAAATATTTTTAAATGAAGGTGATTGGCTTATTACCGATTTAAATGGTGATATTCCTGGCGCAACAATTACATTACAAAACGTAGATAAGACAGCAAGAATTGGTGGGCTTTCAGCTGGAGTTTCTGTAGCTGTAACAGCATTTGTTAGAAAAAGTAATGAAACTTCTAGGTCTAAAACAAAAACTTCTGCTAATAAAGTATTTAAAGTTATAACAGACGGTGTTACAAATCAGCAATTTATTAATTTACATAAACCAGATATTATTGAAGTTACTCATATTGAAGATCCAAATGATAGTACACAGAGTTATTTAGGTAACTTTACCTTAGACGATGGTAGAAAAGATAATTTCTATGACAATGGTAGATTGTTTTTAACTGGAGCTCTTCCACCTAATGCAACCACTACTGGATTACGCATAAGATGGGATTATTTTCAACATGAACCAGGTAAAAGCTTTTTTAGTAAAAATTCATATGATGGTGAAGTTGATTATAAAGACATTCCAACTCATACATTTCAAAATGGCGAGCAAATATTTTTAGCGGATGCTTTAGATTTTAGACCAACTGTTGATTCAGATGGTGATTTTGAAGTGGCTAATGGTGGATCTACAAACGAAATTCCCGATCCAGCCACTGTAATCGATTTAGATGTTTCTTATTATTTACCAAGAATTGATAAAGTTATAATTGATCAAAATGGTAAGATTAGAGTTATTCCAGGTGCGTCCTCATTTGCACCAAGTCCTCCAGAAACACCTAAAGGTACTATGGAATTATTTAAAGTTAAATATGATGCTAATACTCTCGACAATAATGATATAACTATTACTCGAATAGACCATAAAAGATATACTATGAGTCAAATTAATTTATTAGAAAAAAGACTTGGTCGATTAGAAGATGCAGTATCATTAAGTTTATTAGAAAATAAAGCAGCTGATATTGTTGAGTTTGATGCGAATGGAGATCCTAGATTAAAAAGTGGATTTATAGTTGATAACTTTACAAGTCATGCTTTAACTGATAAAAATAATTCAAATTTAAGATCATCTATGGATTTTTCTTCTGGATTACTATTTCCTCAAAATATCGAACGGGTTATTGATTTAGAATATGATTCAGATACTAATAATCCATCTCCTGCGCTAAATGTAGCATTAAGAGGAGGATTCATTGTACCTAGATATGATACAGAATTATATATGGAAAATGAATACGCAAGTGATGCATTACAAGTAAATCCATTTCAAGTTAATAATTTCAATGGGACTATTCAGTTATCGCCATCTTCAGATAATTGGTATGAAACTCGTTTTCCTTTTGAGAAAGTAGTTAACTATCAAGGATCAGAAATTTTATCTGATGGTGCATATCAATGGAATAATCATGAATGGAATTGGCTTGGAAAAGATTTAGAATCTCTTCAAACTGGTGATAAAACTAATACTACAGCATCTACTTCTGGAAGAACCACTACTACTTCTTGGAATGTAGTGGAAAATATTTTTATTCAAGAAGACTTTGTTGAAAATAGATTAGTACGCACAGAATCAATTCCAAAAGTAAGAGCTAGACTAGTTAGGTTTAAAGCTACTGGATTAAGACCAAATGCTAAACACTATGCTTTCTTCGATAATGTTTCAGTGGATGCTTGGGTGAAAGAAGAAACATTTACAAGTACATGGCGTAATGATTTTGCTTATGATTCTGATTATGGTACAGAATACATTAATGCGACTGGACACCCTAGTGGAAGTCAACAATTAACTTCCGATGAGTTCGGAGTTATTGAAGGATCATTCTTTATTCCAGCTACTTCAGCAATATCTTTCTTATGTGGAAATGTCAAGTTTGAATTAAAAGATGTAACTGGATCTGGAAATGAAAACTATTTATCACGAGCAGTTACTAATTATACCGCTGAAGGCACATTAAAACTTTATGAAGAAGTATGGACATCTACAAGGTATATTGAAATTGAAGGTGATCAATCTGTTTATACAGCCCCAGTAGTAACTAATAATTCTGGTGGAGGAGATGATGGATATAGTGGTGGTAATGATAATTTCAGTTCTCCGGGATTAGACGCATTTGGTGGACCAGGTCCAAATGTTGGAGATGCAAATTCATGTGGAGGTAATGACGTATGTGTAATTGCTACACATGCTACGCAAAATAATGTAGAAGGATTTAGCTTAATGGATAAAGCTAAAGCTGAGATTTGGTGCGAAAAGAAATATCATGGAACATGGTATGGAGAAGCATTTAGACGCGGTTATAGGTACCTTGGAAATAGAGCGATTGAACGAGGTGAAGCGCATAAACATTATCAAGAGTTTAAAGACTTTGTAGCTTATGGTAGAGGTTTAAAGAAAGGGTTAAAACCTGCATTAAACTATTACTTTAGAACAGCGCAATTCTTTGCGATTGGTTTATTTACAAATGAATAGGAGCAAAAATGCCTGAAGTAAGTAGACAAAATACGAGCAGAATAGCTCAATCATTTTATGTAGATAAAAATAGTGGCATATTTATTACTGATATTGGATTATTTTTCAAGTCTGCACCTGACACAACGGGTCAACCGGTATATGTAACCATTAGAGCTCTTGAAGGTGGGGTTCCTCATGGATACGTATATATTGCTAAAGCTGAGCAAAGTTATTCAAATATAAGTGCTTCTATTCCTAATCCTAATGCCACGAATGAAATAAAATTTACATTTGCGCATCCAGTTTATTTAGAGCCTTTTAAATATTATGCCTTTACAGTTGAAACTGGAAGTTCTGAATATGAATTATACTATGCAGAAATTTATGACCATGTTCTTAATTCTACTGAAAAATTGGTTGATAAAAATCCAGTAAGTGGATCTATTTTTTATTCTCAAAATGGTGTGACTTGGTCTGAAAATCAAAACCAAGATTTAAAATTCAAAATATATAAAGCTAATTGGGCAGCTTATTGGTCAGGGACACGAGCAAATGTATCTCTTCAAAATAAAGCCATATCTCAAGAAATTCTTCCTAATAACCCAATAACTACTGACGGTGCTACTACTGATATTATCATATCGCATAAACATCATGGATTCCAAGAAGGTGATAAGGTAAATATTTCTGGAGTAACATCAAATTCTGGATATATTGGAGGAATTCATATTAATAATATTAATGGACTTAGAACAATAAAATCCGGATCAGGCAACGTTGCTTCTCGTGATTGGCAAGGATATATTTTAGAAACTGGAAGTGGTACTGCAAACACAACTTTGACAAATGAAATTGGGGGCGGGGCTAATGTTAAGGCTGATAGAAATTTTTTATATAGTACATTTGTTCCAAGTGTTAGTGTTTTAAAAACTCATAATACTGCCAGTTTTTATGGCGTAAAAACTATGGCTGCAGGAAAAAATCCATATAATTCTGAAGCTGGTGCATACGTAAGAGACACTGCATACTCTCAAGTTATGCCAAATAAAACTATGTTTATGTTTAATAATCCAGGATTAATTGCTAGCACTGAAATGGAAGGTGATAATCCTGGTACTTCAATTCCAAATAATAAATCTTTTGATTTGAGAATAACACTTTCTTCTGAAGATCCAGCTAATGTTATGCCTTTTGTTGATTTAGAAAGAGCTAGCATTGCTACAATGTATGCAGCAGTTGATAATCCAAGTTTAACTGTTAATAGTAGCAGTGGTCAAAATATGGTAATAAATCCGATTGCTGAAACTTTACCAGAAGGTGGAACAACATTAGCTAAACACATTACTAAAATATTTCCACTTGAATCAAGCGCTATAGGACTTAGAGTAGCAGTTGCCGGAAACGTATTATCTGGTGGAAGTTTTGATCTTTATTATAGAGTTGCTGAACTTGATACAAATATATCTACTCAAGCATGGGTATTGATTGCACCATCAAATAATCCAACAACTTCTGAAAAAAGAGGAGTGTTTAAAGATTATGAATATTTGATTGGTGGTCAATCTGGGTTTACTACACCATTTCAACAGTTTCAATTTAAAATTACAATGAAAGCAAATAATGCAATTAAAGCGCCTATTTTAAGGGAGTTCAGAGCAATAGCACTGAGTACATAATTTATGATTGACAATAAAAGACAAGTAGCTGGCAGGCCTGGTCTAGTAAAAAATGAAAATACCGGTGTGTTTAACTATATAAATAGCAATGAAACAATTGAAAACATTCGAAAAGCAAAACAGAAAAAACTTGATCAGGAAAAAGATATTGAAAGCTTAAAAGAAGAAGTAACGGAGATAAAAGATATGCTCCAAAAAATTATGCAAAAACTATAGGTAAGAAAAAAGATGGCAAAAGTCTATGTAAATCTACAAAATACCATTGGTACATGGGTCGCTAATCACAACGATGTTGTGAATAAAATTGGTGATCTAGCACTATTAGGGACACTTGAAGATAGTAGCTTAGTTATGGCTACTAATGAAATACATGACTCTTTAAATGCTACCATAACTCTCCTTGGTTTATATAATCCTGCGGGTTTATCAACAGTAGCTGACTCAGTAGTAGGAGCAGTAAATGAACTTGATTCTGATATTGGCAACAGAGCTGATTTAGTTACCTTAAATAGAAATACAATTGTAGCTGCAATTAATGAATTGCATGATTCTATGGGCACTGCTGCCCTTGGTACATTGGCAACCGATATAAAAGGTGCAATTAATGAACTTCATGATTCAGTAGATCAACTTAATACATTCGTAGATCCAGACACAGCACTTAACACAACAGCATCTACTGTATCTGGTGCAATTAACGAACATGAAACTGATATTGGTAATATGACCTTTACAGGTCTAAGTGCAACTAATATCTCTGCAGCGATTAGAGAATTAAGAACTGAACTGGGCGACCACACTTCTCTTACTACTACAGCAACTAATAATGTGGTTGCAGCTATTAATGAAATTAATTCAGAACTTTATAATACACCAGATGGAAGTGGATCTAACTTTAATACGACTGCTACAACCATCGAAGGAGCAATTAACGAATTTGAAGCAGCACTTAGAAATTCTACTGGCGGTGGTGTTAATAACTATACGCTATCGACATTAAAGCAAACTATTGTTGAAGCAATTAATGAACTTCATGATTCACTAGGCACTGACGCTCTTAATACATTATCAACTAATATTAAAAGTGCAATTAATGAACTTCATGATTCACTGGGCACTGACTCTCTTAATACATTATCAACTAATATTAAAAGTGCAATTAATGAACTTCATGATTCACAATCAGCAATTAAAACTTTATTAGGTGGTACTACTACTTTAAGAACCACTGCAACCTCGGTTGTTGGTGGTGTAAACGAAGTTGACTCACAAATGTCATTCGTTTTACAAGCATTAGGACTTGGTGATCCTAATACAGCATTTGGTACTTATACGCCAGGTACAGATACATATGCTGGTAATCTTGGTCAACTTGACGCTAATCTTGGTGATAAATCATCTATTAGACACGCTATAAATGATTTACAAAGTTCTATTGATACCATTGAAGGTAATGAACAAACAACGAATACAACAATTGGTTCTTTAGCCAATTTAGATAATGAAATACAAAGATCAAGTATTGTTGGTGCTATTAACTCTTTAAGAGATTCTGTTCTTGCAATTTATGATTCTCTTACGGTTGATAATTTAACATTCAATGATAATATTATTAGATCTAATTCTACCAACGGACAAATTGATTTAAGACATGGTGGACCTGGTGTTGCATCTGAGTTTACATATTTAACAATTAAAAGATTTGCTGATAGCGATACACTTATTACTACTGATGCTGGTGGTTCAGGTATACTTCTTGCCGATTCTGCAGTTACCATTCAAGGTAATTTAAGAGTACAAGGTACGACTACTTATGTCAATACCGAAACAGTTGAGATTGATGACAACATTATATTATTGAATGCTAACGTAGCATCAAATGTTGCTGGAACTGAAAATGCTGGACTCGAAGTTAATCGTGGAAATTTAGCGAATGCATTTATAAGATGGAATGAAACTAATGACAAGTGGGAAGCCACTATGGCAAATGATGGTTCTGTTGAAACCATCTTAACCACATCTGATAAGAGCGGTATTAGTGGAGCTAATATTAATGATGATGCTGTCTCTAATGCTAAACTTGCAAACATGGGTGCAAACACTGTTAAGGTTAGAGATGCTAATAGTGCTGGTGATCCATCGGATAAAGCGGTTGGAATTGCTCAAATCTTAATTGGTACACCAACAGGATTTACTTCGGATTCACTTTCAGGTGATGTCAGTATGACAAGTGCTGGCGCGGTAACTATTGTCGATGATGCAGTTACATATGCTAAAATCCAAAATGTATCGGCGACAAATAGAATTTTAGGTAGAGATACTGCAGGTGCTGGAGTTATAGAAGAAATTACTCCAACTAATGTAAGAACAATGCTTAATGTTGAGGATGGCGCAAATGCTTATAGCCATCCTAATCACTCAGGCGATGTTACTTCAACCGGTGATGGTGCTACTACCATTGCAAATGATGCAGTTACATATGCTAAGATGCAAAATGTTGTAACAGCCAATAGAGTTCTTGGTTCTACTTCAGCGGATGGTGTGGTTAGTGAAGTTCAAGTATCTACTAATATGATTGCCGATTCCGCAGTTACATACGCTAAAATGCAGAATGTTTTAACAGCTAATAGACTCCTTGGATCTACATCAGCAAATAGTAACGTTAGTGAAGTTCAAGTAGCCACTGGTATGATTGCAAATGATGCTGTGACTTATGCTAAAATCCAAAATGTTGCGACAGCTAATAGAGTTCTTGGCTCTTCTTCGGCAGGGGGTGTAGTATCTGAAGTTCAAGTTTCTAATGCCATGTTAGCTGGTTCAATTGCTAATAATAAATTAGCTAACAGCGCTATTACTATTGCTGGAGTATCAACTTCATTAGGTGGATCAATTTTAGATTCACTTGGCGAAGTTCCAGGGATACATACCGGAGGAGGAAGTGCAGATCAAGATAGTACACAATCTATTTTCATTGGTCATCAAAATCCAATAAGTGGAGTTCTTGGTACATCTTCAGTAGGTATTGGTTGGCATGCAGGACAGTCACTTACTAATGCTTCGAATTATGCTACTTCAGTAGGACACGGATCTGGTAAAAATAATAATGGTGATTATAATAGTTCTTTTGGCGCAAATGCAATGGGTGCTGGATCAGCTACATCAGGAAATTATAATACATCACTAGGTTATCAGGCAGGTTATGAGATAAGTAGTGGCACAAATAATGTGAATGCTGGTGCATTTGCTGGCGCGGAAATCCAAACTGGTGGTGGTAACGTTGCACTTGGTTATGGGGCAGGTCCTGCAAATGGAGGTTCTGGTGTTTCTGATAATATTTACATCGGACATTTGGCAGGAAGTACGGGAACGACTGGTGATAACAATATTATTATTGGTAAAAATGCTCAGAAATCTGCTGCTACTGTAAGTAATGAAATTACGCTCGGTGATACGGCAATTACAAGATTTAGAATACCTGGGCTTGATCTCGATACTAATAGTGCAACTGGTGGCCAAGCACTTAGATGGAATGCTACTAATGGAGGATTTGAATGGTATACTCCATCAAGTGGAGTAACTGCTGGAGATTATATAACTAACAGTAGTGGTACATTTAATGTAAATGCAGGAGATACATTACTTATTAAAAATTCTGGAGGTACCACACTAAAAACAATTGTGAGTTTGGGTAGTGTATAAAACGTAATATATAATACCATATAATGGAGATGATAGTAATATGGCTGTAGTAACACCACTTAAAGTTTTAAACGGCGGAGATCTCAAGCAAATGAGTACTGCCGAAATAACTTATATTAAAGATAGATGTAGATATTTGTATGGTACAGACCCAACTGTAACATTATCAGTTGTAACTACTGGTGCAACCAATCATATTGATGTTGAAGGTACGAATCAATATATGATTGATGATAGATGGCAAACTGGTACCTCTGCAACAAATGCAACTACTTATCCCGCCGAAGCTACAACAGGCGAACCAACAATTATTACACCAATTCAATATGATTATATTGATGAAACACGTACAGCTGCAAGTCAACCCTCTGACATTAATTCTGTAAGGTTTCCACTTTATTATGATGGAAATGGAGATCTTAGATCTATGTCTCAAACAGATATGTTAGATACATTTATTTTGCCAGCAATTGATACTATAACGGCATCTGTGGGTCAGCCTGGAACATATAGAGTGCATACTGCAACAACGTTAGCTGGTTATACTGCTGTTGCAACAGATGCAATTTTTACTGATACTCGCGCAGATCAAAGTGCATATAATGTTACAGATACCCCTACAGCTCCAACAGGTGCAGCAGCAACAATTGGAGCTTCTGGTACTACACAAGATATTTCTGAAATAGTAAGTAACTATTATTTGTTACAAGCAAATAATATAAGTGAGCCAAGTATTACATTAGCATCAGATGATTTAAATTATGGTGGTACTGAAGAACTTGCGCTTGCTTATATAGTAGCAGGACCTAATGATATTAGGGAGTATACTTTAGCTCAGCTAGATGATATATTAAAAAGTTACATGAAATATGCTGCGTCTGCTCATACTGGGTCAAGAATTCGTTATAGATTAGCATATGATGCGGATGGCGCTGGAGCAGGAACGGCTACTTATACAGGTACAACGCTAGGAAGTGTAATTGCTAATACTAGGATCACATCAGTATCAGGTGATTTAAAAAGAAGGTTTGTGAATGCTAATGATTATCGTTCACAAGAATTTCCCGTTGGAACTGCAACGGCTCAACAATATTGGACTTTAAAGATGGATCAATACTAATGTTTACAAAAGAAAACGTAATTAACGCAAGATATTCTAATAACAGAGATTTAGTGTTAGTAGAATGGGTTGACGAAAATGATATTCGTCGAATTTATAATTTATTTGAAGATAATAATGATCCAGCATGGAAATCTCTTAGAGAAGCTGGCTGGACTAAAAAGAAAATTGATGAAGCAAGCGAAAAGTATAAAGTCGATTTTTCAAAAAACTTCGAAGATTTAGCTAGAAATATTTTTAGAAAAAATGATGAAGCTGAGTATAGAAATCTTTTAGAAGATTTATTTAATGATAATGTAGAAGATGGTCGTGATACTCAGCATTTATTCACTTTAAAATTATTTTTATTTGAATTAAGCGAAGTTAAAAGAAGCACTAATAGAGAAGCTAAAGTGGCTTTACGTAAAGCGAAAAGTTCAAGGGAAGCTTTGTTTATAGCTATTGATATTGTAAAAGAAACTCCCCCAGTTGAGGCGGAAGAATCTTAGGATTCAACATAGTTTCATACGATTGATTAAATAAGTAAACGTTATAATCAATTACATTTATTTTTTCTTTTTGTTCTATAAATTCATAAGAACAATACTTATCACTTCGTAAATATTGATTGAATGTTCCAGCAAATTTTTCATAAATAAATTGATCTATTCCTCTTGAATATTCAATCATAAAATAATTTGGATCTTTCTCAAATCCTTTATAGATGTGAGAGTAATCGCCAGACCATGACATTATACTACTATTAAGTGGTGTGTGAAATGGCTTTCTCCACCATGCATGGCATAAAGTAAAATTTTTTCTTACAAGATTATTACAGTCTCCTGTAATAATTATGTCTAAGTCAAAATATATATTTTGGCCATCTCTATATCTATCGAACATAAGAAGCTTATTAAAAACTCCTTCATATTCATCATCTCTTATTACCACAAATTCTTCATATTGTAAACCAGAAAAATTATCAATCATATGTTTTAAATTATCAACATACCATTCACTAAATTTATTTCCAGTGTTTACACAAATAATTCTCATGTCCAATGCTTTCTTATCCAAGATGTATTAGATTTATGTATATAATTGTTATTAGTAAAATGCACAATTTTTATATCTTTATCAATTTCTTCATCCATAATCATAAATTCTTTATTGTATAATTTACAATATTCTAATTGCATTTGATAATTTAAAGCATCATCATTGTAGTATCGTACCATCCAATTATCTGGTAGAGTTACTATGTTTTCTACATTATCAAAAACAAAATTTTGTTCGCCGTGTCCTTTAATATTTACAGTGCCATTATTATAATAATATGATTCCCAATACTCTTTATTTTTTGACCATTTATCAGTTAGATCAGTAAACGCATTTCCTTTAAATTTATAAAAGCCACCATTTATCGGTAGTGTACTTACTGTACTTGAATATGTTAATAATTCATTATCTTTAATTGGATATGATAACATGTCGTCAATATTGTTAACAATAACTTGATCTATATCCATAACTATAACATCATCGAGTGTTTCAGTAAATGTTGGATCAAAAAATTCTAATTTGTGCCAATGCGATTTTCTTTTTGGTTTATAACAAAAAAATTCAAAATCAATAGTCGTATTTTTAGATATTCCTCTTTCAAGTTTTTCAACATAATCATAAGAATATTTTCCTTCATAATATAAACAAAATATTTTTAACATTTTCCTATAACCATAAACCTTTTATAACCATTAGGCATATCAAGTGATCCTTTATATATTTTTTGTTTAATTCCTGATTTTTCTAATAATTCATCTTCATTTTCAACACAATTAATATGATCATTTACATGAAACATATTATTACTTTGTAAAGCAAATATTGTATTTTCTCTATAATTTTTATTTTCTAATATTTTAGGTAAGCTAGGCATATGTTCAGAAGAAGTATTAATAACTACATGTGTTTTATCGTCATCCATAATTGGATCGAGTATGTTTTGACAATAATGATTTCCTGCAATATTATAAATTGACATAAAATTTTCAAAAAACTTTTTCGTTTTAGGATCTATATCAATGTTATCAATTGATTCGATTTGATCTGAATTTTGTTTTAGCATTATAGATAATGGAGATCCAAACCAACCTCCTAATAGTTGAACTCTTATTTTCTCATTTAATTCAAAAAATGTTGGAATAACTAAAGATAATTTTTCAACTAACCATGTTTTAGATTCAATTTGGCTTGGGCCCATACTATCAAGAAAATGAACAATATCCATTTCTTTTTCGTATGCTATAGTCCATAACATTTGTAATAGATGTTTATTAATTTTATCTTCTAATAATGGTTTAGTAACTTTTAAATATGAATATGGATCAAGCTTTTCTTCGTTAAAAGCTTTCCATAACACATTCCATATTTCTTTTTCTATAATCATTTTCTTATAATATAATCATTAATTACTAATAGATCCATTCCTGTTTTATTAAAAGTGGCAATTGCTTCTTCTGGTGTTTCTACAATTGGTTCTTGACAATTAAAGCTTGTATTTAATAACATAGGCATTGCAGTTGCATAAAAAAAATCAGTGATTAACTTATAAAATTTAGGATTATCACTTTCATTTACTGTTTGTATTCTTGCAGTATTATCTATGTGAGTTACACCCGGAATTTTATCTTTATGTTTAACTTTTACAATTCTACTCATATATGGACTTGGTTTATGTGTATCAAAAAAATATTCATACCACTCTTCTAAGACTGCTGGTGCGAATGGCCTAAAATCTTCACGTAATTTTATAGTATTATTAATTACAAATTTAATATCATGCCTTCTTGGATCTGCTAATATACTTCTATTTCCTAAAGCTCTATTTCCACTTTCTGATTCATCTTGAAACCAACCAACAATTGCACCATCTGCAATTGCTTGTGCTATTTCTTTGTAATTAACTTTTTCTTTACCTTTAAAATTATATTTTTTTCCAGCATATGTTTTTGGAGTATGAATGTTATTATTTAACATATAATCAGCATGCATATATGTCCCTAATGCCTGTCCTTCATCTCCAGCTGCAGGCGGTACATGCACGTTTTCGTATTTTTCAAAAAACATTTCATTCACATATCCATTATAAGCAACTCCTCCTGCAATACATAAATTTGTTGATGATTGCAGAGGATATACATGTTCTCTTATAATATCTTCTGTAAAGACTTGTAATGTATGTGCAATTGAATCTGGTGAAACATTTTGTGAATCTACCATACGTATAAAATCATCTTTATCAATTCGGTTTTGATGTAATTCTTCTAACATAAGATAGATAGAATCTTTTAAAGCGCCGTAAGCAGAAAGACCCATTACTTTTCCTGCACCTAAAAATCCGAAACCTAAATATTGAGAGATAAAATTCCAAAGTTCACCAATATTTATTTTGCTAGATAAATCTATAATTTTTTGATTTTTATCAATAAAAATACAATTAAAATTATATCCTCTTCCGTCAATTGCTAATATATCTGATTCTTCAAATCCAGAAGTTAAATAAGCATATGCAGCATGTGATTGATGATGATCAATATAATATGTGTTATTAATCATTTTATAATCCCATAGATTAGTGGGTTTAAAATCAAGATATTCTTTAGAAATTTTATATGGTGTTATTTGATTAACACCACCAATAGTAGTTGTGAAAGCAAACACTTCATGGTTTTCAGGTTTATAATATTCTTCATAGAATTTTATACCAGCTTCGTTAGAATGTTTTTGTGGTATAAACACACCATTAAATGGATATACGTTTTCATCTAACTTAGGTAGATTATGTTTTAATCTACTATATCTTTCTATTTGATTATGAAATAAACCATCATATGTATTATGATCATGAGGACTAAATGATGCACTAAAGATTTTCATAAATATAATCCGCTATTTTTATATGAGTTTCATTATTTGGATGACTATCTCCACCAATAGTATCACTATTAGAATTTATCCAAGTTTTTTTTCTACTAGCATAGTTAGTAAATCTTTGTTGAATATTATTTTCTATTTCTGTCTGTATAAATTCTAAACCATATTTTTCGCATTTTAACTTAAGTGTTTCTGGTGGATCGCTAAATGTAATATCATTTTTATTCCATGTTATATTATTAGGTTTATCAATTGGCCAATTTATAAAATTTTTAATTTTATCATAATACATATTGTTAGGTAAATACTCAATTAATTCTTTTTTTGATTTGTAAGGCCAATTATGTGCATGTAAATTTTTTACAATTGTAAAATTTGTGCGTTTATCACCAGACCTTTCACGGAATGGAATCATTGTTTTAAAGTTTTCATTTTCTTGAAAATCTCCATTCATCAAATTAAGCTTATCTTGGCTTGTAACTCTCCACCAATTCCAATATAAATTCATCCCTTGAATTTGTACATATGGTATATTATAATTTTCACATAAGATTTGAAACATGTAAAAATAGCGTAAAGAATTATGAATCCAATCTTCGTAATTTCCAGGCGACCAATTGTTGTTACCATGCTTATACGCAGATTTTTTCATTTTTTCTGGTAAATCATTTTTATATTCTGGATTAATCAAATGAGGTTCAGTTTCTTGAGCTTCATAATCACGCCTATTTGATTCAGTCCACATATGTATAACTAAACCAATATCTTTATGATCTATATAATTTAATAAATCAAGAGTACGATTATAAATTCCGTTATTTCCAGAACCACCAATCGCTAGATTAATTAATTTCATATTTAATTTTTTGGCTAAATGAACAGGCCAAGGAGTGTAATTTATACTTTTTAAAAAATTGTGTTTTGATGATCGATCTTCTAAATTAGTATTGCGGCCATATGTATATGCAGAAAAACTACATCCATTGACAATTAAGTATTTCATTTCATAACTGCTCCAGCTGCTACAATATCTAAAATATCTTCTGGAAATCTTTTTTCAATAAACTCTGTACATTTTTTACAGTATTCTTCAAATTCAAATAATTCATAATTCATCATTTTTTCAATATTTTCTGGTGTAATATCAAATTGTCTAGATCCATTAATTACTTTTTTACTACAATGTCTTAATTTTTTTATTTCAAAATCAATTACCGGAACCTTTGGAAATGCAGCGCACATTCTTCTATCAAACTCAGGCGCCTGATCTGTTTCAGTCCAATCAGGAGATCTTGAATTAAATTCTTTAAACTGTGTATTTTCATGATCTAATATACTTAAATCAAAATTTTCTCTGTATTTAAAATAATTTGGTGTCATAATTACTACGTTATAATTATTCAAATTATTTTTTTCAAAAAATTCAAAGTTGCCAAGTTTTTCAATTTTATCTTCGTGGAAATCTAAAACTAAATGTTCCATATAATATATAGTTGGATCTTCTAAAACTTCAGAATATCTTTTACGTACAAATGAATTAGAAAGAATTGATACAACAAATGTATCATACTCTTTTATCATATTAATGACTTCTGTTAAATTTTTAACTAGGCCTGGTTCACCGCCCAATATATTAAAAATTATTTTATGCCCTTTAAAACATTCAAGTGTATGTCGTAAAAAATCCATATCAACATGAAGATTTCTCATTTCCAAAGTCCATGCTGTACAATAATGACATGACTTATTACAAGATTTTGTTAAATAAAAATCAACTCCTTTATATCCATCTTCAAGTAATTCACGTCTAGTTTTCATGTTGATTTAACATATCCTTTTGTTTGCTCAGACTCTAAAAATATTTCTTTTTTATGTTGAGGCGAATTTCTTTTTCTACATACTAAATGGCATAATGGAAATCCTTTTCCTTTACTTAAATTATTACGAAATTCAATCCATTCTTCTGTTAAAAAGATTTCTTCTACAGAATCATAATCTTCTAATCTACTAGCTAACAATAGTTGCTGATATTCAAAATTCTGTCTATTTACTTGAGTATCAAGCCAACAACACGGAATAACTTCCATTCTGTTTGTTAAGGCAAAAGCTTCTTGTCGCCTATCAAAACATTTAGGATCTAATTCACTATTTTCATCTATATCTGGAATTTCTCTACCCATCGTGTAAACTCAAGCTATGTTCTTTAGATGGTCTATATGGATCATGTTCACCCAGCCATCTTGATGAATTAACTAACATAAATTGTACTCCCGCTTCTTTTGCCATACTATGTGCTTCTTCAATTGTATGTTCATTATAGTTAAATACAATATATTGCCAAACAGGCAATTGTTCTAAATGATTTTTTGCTTCTTTACAAATTTCAAAAAGTTTTTCACCGTCTTGGTTTATTCTATACTTGTGAGAATCTTTTGGTAAACCATCTATTCCAAACCACCAACGAGCTCTAGGGTTTGCTTGAAATGCTTTAATATACCATTCCATTTTCTTATAACCAGTTGCGTGATGTACAGATGTAGATTTTGGTGTTTCAGTATTATAAAAAGAATGAATATGACTTAAAAAGTCTATAAATTTTGGATGATGAACTGGATCTGAAACTTGTCCGCAAAAGTTTATATGGGTAAAGTGATCAACTATTTTTTTAAATTCATCAAAAGGTAAATCTTTTCCAGGAACTTTAAGTCCTTTATGGACAAAGGCAGATTGTCTTTGACACCTTGGACATTCTAAAGGGCACCTATGAGTAATATCAATATTAATATGCTTTCTTTTAAGCATACGTAATCCATTGTTTATAATATCGTTTGAATTGTTGAACATATATTTTTCACTTCACTTTCTGTTAACCATGGATTTATTGGCAATGATAAAACTGTATTAGATGCTATTTCAGCATTTTTTCCTTTACTTTTTCTATATTTTATGTTATTGTATAAAGAATTTTTAGATAGAGGTTTATCGTAGTGAATTTGTAATCTAATATCAAATTCACGTAATGCTTGTATTACCCAATCTCTTGTTTCTTGATCTTCGAACCTTATAACATATTTGTGATAATTATGATCTAAATTTGGATCATAAGCCTTGTCCATAATAATTGGTAAACTATTTAATTCATTATTATATATTTTAGCAATTTCTTGTCTTTTATCTTGCCACGATCTCCAATGTGATAATCTAAAAGATATAATTTCAGTATTAAGTCTATATGGTTTAGAATTATATCCAACAAATTCGAAATCAGAAATTTTTCCATGACGGCGAAGACCTTTAACATATTCAGCTTTACTTTCTTCATCAGTCATAAAAATGCCGCCGCCATTAATTCCAGCAATAACTTTATTAGAATTAAAACTATAAGAGCTACAATTTCCTATAGTTCCAGCTTTTCTACCATTTAAACTAGATCCTAATGATTGAGCAGAATCTTCAATAAAAACAATATTCTTTTCTTTACAGAATTTTTCTATTTCTGCAGTATCAGTCATATTGCCAAATAGATGAGTATAGATTAAAGCTTTAACTTTAGGGCTATACATTTTTTGAATTTCTTTTAATGTTATATGATATGAATTCAAATCAATATCACAAAACACAGGAGTTGCGCCAACCATGGAAATGCAAGAAGATGAAGAAATCCACGAAAAATTACTTACTAAAACTTCATCACCTGGTCCAACATTGTGTGCTAATAACGAAAATTTTAATGCATCAGTAGCAGATGCAACTGCAACACAATATTTTCTACCATTAAAACTTGATATATCATTTTCTAATTTTTCTATACCAGTTTCATAATTTTCATTCATATTGTCATTAAATATTTTCATATAATGACTAAAATTTGTTACAAATTCTTTATGCCAATTGTCGTACATTATCGTATGCTTTCAAAATAGGATTAAGGTTTTGTTTTTGAAAATCTCTATTCCAATAAACGTATCCTCCATCGTGTAAAGTTTTATCTCTTTCATATATCATATTTATGTTGTAATATCTACATTCCTGTATAATTCTTGGAGCAGGATCAAATTGTTCTTTACAATAAACATATGTATTAAATGTTCCTAATAAATTTTTTACTGGAGCCCATAAATTATTTAAGCTTTTATCAACATAAAAATCATCATATGCTACTATTCCATAATTATCGTAATTATTAATAAGTTTTTGAGCAGTTATATAATAATCTTTATTTGTTCCAAGGAAAAGATTATCTACTAATATATTTTCAACTGGATCTTGATAAATTTCGAAATTAATTATTTTTTCAAATTGTTCTCCAACTCCTTTTAAATATACTTCGTGATCACATAAATCATATGTTGATTTAACGTTAAAATATTTTAATGCTTCAGTGTATCCATTTACATTTTGTTCTGAATACACTGATATTATTATATCAAATAATAAGTGCAATGTAAACCGTTGATTTTCATTATATTCATTTATATTTTCGTATGGAATAGAAAGCATATTTCTACCCAATATAAGAGTCACATCTCCTGCATTAGGAATATAATCATTAATATGAATATATTTAACGTAAATATATTTCTCTTTAAGAGAATTAATATAATCCTCTTCTTTAAAATTTCCTCTAGTAATAATAATTAAATTTGTTTCTATACCGGCTTCATTTAAAGCACAGCAATATTCATAACTATAATATAGTAATCCATCACATGGTTTACTAGTACATACAATATTTAAACAACCCACTTAATAATCTCATCAACATCAGGTTTTTCATGCGCTTCAAGAATTGGAGGAGCAGCTTTATATCCTAATTGCATACTAAATAATACGGGCTGTTTTTGTAAAAATTTAAATTCTTCGTCCCATCTTTTATCTTGTAATTGGTCTGGAAAGCATAATAAGTAAGAAACATTAATATCTTTTTCTATGCATAAACCGGTAAGTAGTTTACAAAACATTCCAATTTCTATAGCTGTTTCCATTTTTTGTTGAGGTCCAGCAAAATTATTTGGATCGCATGTTTTATATAATTCCGCGTTTTTTCTCATAGCCTTTGCAATAGATGCGGGTGGGTATACTAATCTTGGAGTAAACATTAACACATATGGGGCTTTTGCATTTGTATTATTAAATGAATTTGTATGTGTAGTCATATCATAAAAAGTTTCTTTAAGCTGTTTTTGTTTTGGACCTAAAACATAAACACTATATGGCATTAGCCTTTGTTTTGAAGCAACCAACTTATATGCTGTTTCAAGTAAAATTTGCACATCAGTTTCAGATGGATATATATCTTGTTGATATATTCTTATCTGTTGTCTTTTTGAATATACTTTTTCTATTGTCATTTAAACGCCCATTCTTTTTCTTTACACCAAAAACATTTTCCACATGGTTTTGAAAAATAATTTGTTTCTTCTTCTGAACCTACACACGAACTTGTTAAAGGATATAATGTATCCATAAGTTCATGTTCTTTATAAACATTCGCTACAAACTTCTTATCGATATTTATATAAGGTTGATATATTGTTTTAAACCATGGCATTTGATTTCTAGTATCTCTACGCCTTTCAGCTAATTCATAAAAATTATTTTTTCTTTGTTCTTCTATTGGAGGATTACAAGTCATTCCTGTAATCATTAAGGCATTATTCCATTTTTTTCTAAGTTCGTTTTCAAAATGCCTTTTCATTAATATTTTTGTGAGTCCAGATATAGAACTAGCTCTTTCAACTTTTTTTCCATCAATAATAACTTTTTCTTCTTCCCATTTTTCTTTAGCAAGATTTCTCCATTCTTTATCATTAATGTCAAATTCAAAAACTTCATGCTCTAATATTTTTTGCTTTGGAAATTTTTCTTTCATAAATTGAATAATATCTTTAGCACATAAGTAATCAAATGGGGCCGTTTTGTCCCAACCGGTATACGGAATAATTTCAATTTCCGGAAAATTATTACAGATTAAATAAAACAATGATGCCGAATCTAAACCTCCCGATAAAGCAAGTAATACTTGACTTGGAATTTTTTTATCAAATAAGTCTATTTCTTGGTTTCCATAAGATAATTTCATGCTAGCTCCGGATATATTTCAAATAAGTTTGTTTTATATAGTTCGTCAGTTTTACGAATGTATTGAATAGCTTTATTATATTCATCTTCGTTTCTATCTAATAATAAACTATTATAAACTATTTCGTTATTAATGTACATAGGCATCAATTTATTTTTTATTTTATCAGGTAAATTTTTTGGATGAAGTTCTTTTGGATCATCTACTACATATAATCTTTGGTCCAAATTGTTTTCATTACACCATTTTTCTAATTCTTTAAATCTTAAAATACTTAAAAGTGATACAGTTGAAAATACTTGCATATGTACATTTTCATATTCTTTTAACAAATTATAATTGTACATAATATCTTTCCAAAAAGATCTCCTTCTAATATAATCGTTATATTTTCCAAACCCATCTAAAGAAATATTGATTTGTAGAAACTCAAAATGTTTTATATAATCTAAAATGCTTTTATTTCCTGATCCTAATATTGTAAGATTAGAATTCATTTCTAATATTATATCTTCTCCACCCCAATCTGATTCTATTACTTTATCTAAATATTCAAATTGTTTTTTAAGAAGAAATGGCTCTCCTCCTTGTAATACAATTATTCTTGTGTATGGAATAATCTTTTCTATATTATCCAAAAATCTATTTTGATTTTCTCCTCCTTTAAAAGGTTGCGGTTTTTCAAATGATACTAATTCATAATAATTATTTTCTCTTGAAGTTTTTTCTCGTACAGATGAATTAAATGGATGACACATGTAACAATCTAAATTACAAGTAGTTCCAAATTGTCTAAATTGGAGTATTAAACCATTTTGTCGTAAAGATGGTTTACCATTTCTATAAAAATCATTGGTGATTTTAATAACTTCATCAATATCATTTATTTTGTTAGATAATTGTATTCTTTCAGAGTTGCCGTGGGTTTTTTCTTGTTCAATACATCTTTGACATTGATGCTCTAATATTTTTTTATCTTTATCATCACCCAAACCAAGCGCAGCTCTCCGACAACTTTGATATACATTTCCAAAATACCAATCAAGGGGATCCGTGTTTGATACTGTTTCTTTATTTGATCCTCCAACACAGCAAACGGTATATTCTCCAGTTGTGTTTGTGTAAATATGATCAAATAATCTTGGACACCACCATGTTTGTTTTCTTAGATAATCTAAACTGCGTTCATTTTTAAGATCATTATTCATTCATAATATTCTTTCAATTCTGGAAATACATCGAATAAATGCATTTCCCATTTGGTTCCAATATATGCTTTATCTTGTTTTAGCAAATAATTAAATGTATCTTGAATACTTATATCTGGTTCTGGGTCTTTAGATAGTGCTGCTTGAATATCTGGCCAATCTTTATATTTTGGTAATAAATTTTCTTTTATTTTATCTGGTAAATTATTAACACGTAAATGTTTTGGTCTTTCAATCATTGCCCAGTTTATTTGATGAATCTTATCATTTCCCTTACAATAATCAATAACTTCATAAAAACGAAGTACACTTAAAAAAGAAACTAAACCGTTAAAATCAACATCAATATTAGGATACTTATTACACATATCGATATTATTTTCTAACTCATTCCAATTAGTTCTTCTTCTCATATATTCTATAGATTTTCCGATTCCATCAACTGAACCTACCATAGCAATATTTTTAAAATGAGGGACATAATTAAAAAAATTATGTTTACCAGCAACCATTGTAGTAAAATTAGTTTGATATTTTATTCTAATATCTTTAGAATCTCCAGTCTCAACTAAAGCATCTAATAACTCATATTGTTTTTTCATAATTAATGGTTCACCACCAATAATTTTTATGCTTCTTATATAAGGTGCTAATTCTACAACCTGTTCAACTATTCCCTTTGTTCTATCTTTACTTACATTTTCGTATATAGCTTTTTTTCTATCGAGAGATCCCCAAATTTTTTCATCCCATACACCCTTTTTAGCCATATCCATGCGCATTGATGAATTAGCATGAATACACATATGGCAATCTAAATTACATTCTGATCCAAAAACTTTTAGTTGAATTTCAAATACTCTATCTTCAAAATCAAATATTCCACTTGCTTTAAACATATCTGCAGATTTTTCTATTCCATCCCAATGTTCCCAGTCATTAGTATGCATTTTCATACAGTTTGTTCTACGTGATCTTCCATATCTTTTTTCATCATCAACACACCTTTTACATATTTTATTTACTGCTTCAAAATTAGAGTTTGGATCAAGCATTTCTTCACGAATACTATTCATGTATTCGCTTTCTTCCATCCATTCTCTTAATGAAACATCTTCAACTTTTACACCAGAATCCGCACCAAAGCAACATGCTTTATAGTTGCCATTAATTTCTGAATATACTTGAGTAAAGGGAATAGAACAAAACCATATTTTTTTGTTCTTAGTCAGATTTAATATAGAATTTGGATCTTTTTCTTTATTTTTACCAGTTGGGGAAAGTTTGGCAAACCAAGCTGAAGTATCATATTCTCCGGGTTTTGTTTTATCGCCTGGACCACCACGCAATAAATTATTCTTCAAAACTTCTTTTTTCACATATATCTCCATAGTAATTACTTTTTTTATTTATATCATTTACAAAGCGATTTTTTTATAAATAAAGGTAAAGCGGCAGGGTAGTAATACCGACAAAGAAACAAACGAGGATTTCATGGCCCAATACGAAGAATTTACGATCGACCAAGGCACAGATGTGGCCATTGAAATTCATTTAGTTGATGAACAAGGTAATGCTAAAGATCTTACCAACCACACAGTTAAAGCCCAATTAAGAAAAAATTATTCATCAGCAACCGCAACTGATTTTAATTCTATTATTGCAACTCCACCTACTGATGGTATTGCAACCCTTTCATTAACAAATACAGAAACACAAGCTTTAGATAAAGGTAGATACGTTTATGACGTTGAACTTTCTTTCTTAGATAGTGATAATCAACCAGTAATTGAAAGAATCCTTGAAGGTAGAGTTCAAGTTACTCCTGGTGTAACAACGCTTGATCATAGTGGCGGAGGAGTTAACTAATGGCAACTTTTGTAAAAAAGGTATTAGTTGGAACACCAGTAAGAAGAGTTACAGCTGGTTCATTTGATATTAGTAACATCGGTGGTGTTAATATTTCAGGCGATGCTGGAACTGGTTATAACGTTGGTGAAGGTGTACATAATGATATTTTGGTTTATGACTCATCAGCATCTGAATATCGTAATCTTAATACGTTAAGACAATTAAAAATAGATCATTTTACAATTGATAGTAATAAAATTAGTGTTGATTTTAATGATCCAACTATTTTAGATGAAATGTACATCTCTGCTCCAGATGGTGTATTTATTGACGGAAGATTAGAAGTTGATCGTATTAATCAAAGACAACTTGCTGTTTTTGATGATAGTTCACTTACAACTAAATTTTATGTAGATCAAGAAATTGATAAGGTAAAAGAAGTTACCTTTACAATGGATGATGGATTTACTGACTCTGTTCAAATATATGATGGTGAAACTATCACTATGGCCGGTGGACGAGGACTATCTACTCGTGGTGTAAAAGTTGGCAATGTTCTTACTATTACAACTGACCTTGATTCTACAGGCGCAGATTCTGGAACATTTGGTTCTTCTATTCGTATTCCAATTCTTACAACCAATTCTCGTGGTCAAATTACAACAATTTCAGATGTAGCGGTTGCTTCACTTGATTCGATTAATTATGATTCTTCAAATGGGTCTGGTGTACTTAGTATTAATACATCAGATGGTGGACTATATCAAACAACCATTAATTTAAATCCATTTACAACAACTGATCTTGAAGAAGGTACAGAAATACCTCCTACTGCATCTTTCACATATTCAGTTACTGCATCTGGCAATTTTTTCTATAGTGTAACTGGCACTGATAGAAATGGATCTATAAGTGGCGGTGATCCAGCTCTTACAGTTAGAGTTGGTGATACACTAACATTTAATAACTCCGTTTGGGAAGATCATCCATTATTAATTAAAACAGTTGCTGGAACAGGAATTAATGATTTAGCTTCTGGAGTAACAGGTCAAGGTACGGCAACCGTAACTTGGACGCCTGATACAGCTGGAACATATTACTATCAATGCCGTGTCCATGAAGATATGGTTGGAGTCATTACAGTATTAGCCCGACAAGAAGCAGCGCAATACTATTCAAGAGCGAGATTTGATTCTGCATTAGGCGATGGCACTTCTATTGCAACAATTCGTGGTTATGTAAGTGGATCTGGTGACCTTCAATACGATTCTGCAACAGGTGTATTCTCAGTTGACGTTCAACAAGTTTATGGTAGAGATGATTTTGACTCTGACCTAGACGATGCTATGAATAGCAATTCGAATTTGCATTGGTATCCAGATAGCAACTTCTTTGATCTTACACCAATTAATGATTCAACAGCTGGCACATATGGTTCACCAACACAAATGCCAGTATTTACTGTTGATAGCTATGGTCGTATTGATAGCATCGGTGAAGTTTTAGTTGCTTCAGTAGATAGTACACGTTGGATCTCAAGTACAAATACTTATAGAATTAGTACTGGTGACGGTCAAGTATTTAATACTATTATCGATAGCTTTAATAGTAACGTTTTAATACAAGACGATATATCATTAAACTTTGGTGCAGGTAATGATCTTGTAATTAAACATAATACAACTGCTAACTTAGATGAAATTACTGCTACAATTCCATTAGTAATTAGTTCAAGTGACTCAATTTCTATTGATGCCACAAGCGGCAATATTCATATTGGCGGAGATCTTTTACCATCAGTTGATTCTACATATGATCTTGGTTCACCAACTAAAAAATGGAAAGATCTATATTTATCTGGTCAAACAATTAATCTTGGAACAGTAAAATTAGAAGATAGCCAGGGATCACTTTCTATTAAAACTGCAAGTGGTTTAGCTGGAGATTTAAGTCTTAAATATTTAAGAGCTGACTCTGCATATATTAGTCAGTTAAATGTTGATAGCATTAGTATTTCTCAGTTGAATCTATCTAATGCTGATATGGATAGCCTATACGTTGATAATTTTAATGCTGTTATCGGCGATATCGATAATGCTACATTAGGTCAAGTTACTATCGACAGCGCTTATATTACACAGCTAAACGTAAGTCAACTAGATGTTGATAGCATTAATATTGTTGATGGTAAAGCTTATTTTGATAGTGCTTATATTACACAGTTAAATGTAGCAACAGCAGACATTGATACTTTTACATCAGCTAATGCTATTTTAGATAGTGCTTATATTGGTCAGCTTAATGTAAGTCAAGCAGATGCGGATAGTTTACATGTTGATCAATTAAATGTTGGCACAGCAGATATTGATAATGCTATATTGGGTCAAGTTACTATTGATTCAGCACATGCTACGCAATTAGACGTTTCGAATGCTCATATTGATGCTGCTACCGTTGATTCTGCAAGAATTGAAAACTTAAGCGTAGACATTTTAAATGCCGATTCAGTATCGGCAGACTTTATAAGATTTGATCGAGTTCTTTGGGATGATAATACTAAACCTACAACTGATGAAGGTACAGTATACTATAATTCTGGACCTGATGCTCTTGTTTATAAACCTGCCACTGCTTCTCCAATTAAAATTGGTCAAGACGCAGTAACACGAGTTTATAACAACACTGGCGCTATGATTCCTCGTGGTTCTCCAGTTTATGTTACTGGTGCGACTAACGACTTCCCAACAATTGCGAAAGCACAAGCAAACGATATCACTACTATTGATGCTACTATTGGTGTTCTAAAAGACAGTATTAATACAAATTCTTTTGGTCTCGTACTAAATAGAGGTTTACTTGGAAGATTAGACACTTCGTCATATAGTGTTGGTGATTTACTATTTGTATCTGCAGATAGCGCTGGTAAGTTTACTACAACTGCTCCAACATATCCAAACTTTGCATATGAAGTTGGTAGAGTTCTAGTTGTAGACTCAGCGGGTGGAGCTAATGTTGGTGGTTGTGTACAAATTGCACAACAAAAAGAATTTTTCGAACAATTAAGAGTTACTGGTTCTGGCCGGATAGATCAAAACTTTACAATTGGTGGTAACCTTACTGTTATTGGTTCACAAATCCAAACTACAACTCAAAGTTTGGCGGTTGACGATACAGTTATTGAAGTAGGTGCGGGTGATACTATTGGCGCAGCTGGAACAAGTTTCGGTGGTACTGGACAGAATGATGGTGTATTCATTGGTCATTATACCGGTGATAGTGTTATTAATTATCATGTAAGAATTGATTCTGCGGGTGGATCAGGAGATACAATTGAATGGTCTTACGATAGCCAATATGGAGTATTACAAACATTCGATTCTGCAGGTGGTACTGGACCTACTAAATTTGTATTATCAGCAGGTTCTTTAGTAGCTGCATTAAGTGATGGTATAAGTATTAAGTTTACTGCTGCTACGGGTCATGATTTAAACGATAGTTGGGCTGGAGAAGCTTCACCAATTAATGTTCAAATTGGTCTTGTTGGTAATTATAATCCAGATGATGATTCACATGCATATTCAGGTTTAATTAGAGATCCAGCAGATAATAGATGGAAATTCTTCCAACAATATTTACCAGATCCACAAGCAAATGTTAATTTTGCCGATCCTTCATTAGAATTTGCTCCAGTTCAAGTTGGAACATTATATGCAAGTACAGTAGATGCTAATTTAACTGGTAATGTTACTGGTACAGTATCTGATATTTCTAATCATACAACTACACAACTTGCTGAAGGTACAAATCTATACTTTACTGATGCAAGAGTAAAAGCTGCAATTGCTGATTCAGCTGTAGCTGTAAGATTTGATGCTGATTCTGGCCAAATTAAACAATTTATTTCAGACTCTGCCTATATTGGTCAACTCAATGTAAGTCAATTAGATGTCGATAGCTTATACGCAGATCAAATCAATATTAGTCAAGCCGATGTTGATTCACTTTATGTCGATCAATTAAACGTAAGTCAAGCCGATGTTGATTCACTTTATGTCGATCAATTAAATGTAAGTCAATTAGACGTTGATAGCATTAATATTGTTGATGGTAAAGCTTATTTTGATAGTGCTTATATTGGCCAATTAAACGTAACAATTGCTGATATAGACACATTAACTTCGGCCGATGCTATATTAGATAGTGCTTATATTGGCCAACTTAATGTTGCAACTGGAGATATCGACACCCTTACATCAGCTAATGCTTCACTTGATTCTGCTTATGTTGGACAATTAAATGTCATAACTGGTGATATTGATAATGCTACATTAGGCCAAGTAACGATTGATTCTGCTTATATCACTCAAATAAACGTTTCACAAGGTGATATTGATAGTTTACATGCTTCTCAATTAAATGTTGATAGTGCTTATATTACACAATTAAATGTAAGTCAAGCGCATATCGATAGTTTATATGCAGATAATATTAACTTAGCATTAGTTGATATTGATACCTTTACTGCTGATTCAGCTATTATTACCAACATATCAGGTACTAGTGCAAACTTTACTACAATTGAAAGATCAGGTGCAACAGATTATAATGGAGTCTGGGGTTCAGCTTCATTAGTACCAATAATTACACTTAATTCATCCGGTTTTGTTGATAGTATTGGAACAACTTCTGTTGCTGGTGTAACAGCATTTGCATGGGATTCAGCAACTTCAACAGCTACAATTAGTACAGCAGATGGTGGATCGTTTACGTCGGTTATTAATGGTTTTGGTAGTATTACAAGTGATCTTATACCATCACTTGATTCAACATATGATCTAGGTTCTGTAAGTAATAAATGGAAAGACTTATATCTTTCTGGATCTACTATTACCCTTGGCAATGTAAAATTACAAGATAGCGCCGGTGGCTTAAAAGTTATGCACACATCAGGTGCTATGACACAAGTTAAAGCTGGTCATCTTAAAGCAGATTCAGCCGCAGTTGATCTATTAGGTGTATTAAACGATTCAAATGGTCATTATCGTATATCACATAATACGGTAATGCGTTCATATGAAAATAGAGATTCAAATAACCTAATATCTGGAATTACTCAAGATTCAAATAATCAAGGGCTTGTAAATATTTACGTAAGAACTGGATTTAAAACTGGAGCACATAGATATTGGAAGCAAGGATCTTCTAAAGGCTACTTTATAGCCTATGATTCAGACGATTTGTACACAGCGAAAGAAATCCAAGCACCACATTTAGATTTATTACCAGGCGTTACATATCGATTCCACCATAATGACTCATCTATGTCAACGCACGATATTAGATTTTATTGGGATGATGCAAAATCTGGATTAGTTTCAGATAGTGCAGCAGATATAATTTATGCTGGAGTTGCTGGTAATATAGATGTTGGTAATTCATATGCACAAATTAAAGTAAAACAAGATGGTCCTAGATCATTAGCATATCAATGTATTAATCATCCATATATGGGTAATAGTTTAAATACAAATACAACAGGTGGATCAAGAATTCTTGGAACATCAACAGGTATTAAAGTTGATGGTGATATTGATGGAATTATTGATGGTGGAACATATTAGGAGTATAAATAGAGTAAAGCAAGATTTTTATCTGTAATGCTTTCCTTATTAGGATATAGAAATGGCTACTATTAGACTTAAAAAATCTTCCGTTACTGGGAAGGAACCAACCGCATCAGATCTTGAGTATGGTGAATTAGCATTAAACTATGCTGATGGAGTTTTGTATTATAAAAATACAAGTAATGTTGTTGCTAATATTTCTGGCGGTGGTGCCACTGCAGATAGTGATGCTCCAGCTGGAGCAAATTTAAGATCAGGTGATCTTTGGTGGGATGCTATTAATGGCCGTTTAAAAATTTATTATGATGATGGCGATCCAGCTGCAGCAAGTCCACTTACTGTAACTCTTACAGTTAATTCTACATATACTACAAATTTAAATTATTCATTTGATACAGGTTGGACTGATCGCAATGGTCTGAAGTCATACACAAATGGCGCAACAGAATCTTTAGATCCTGCAATTAATATTCAGCAAGGTGATACTATTACCATTAATAATGGTGAATCAGTAAATCATCCACTTTTCTTTGTAACTCAATTAGATCCAATTTCAAACAATTATAATTCAAGTTATAATGTTGAACTTCCTGCAAGTAATTATGGTGGAGGTTCAGGTTCTGTTTCTTATCAATTCAATTCTCCAGGAACATATTACTATATCTGTGGTGTTCATGCTGATATGTTTGGAGTTATTACTGTTGTTTCAAGTGCTACAGCTTCAAAACAATGGGTTGATGCATCTCCTCAAGGTAGAGGTTATACTGGTTCAGCCGGTGCAATTAACTATTCAGAAACTGCTCCATCTTCTCCAGCGGGTGGTCAAATTTGGTATGATACTAAAACTGGTAAATCATATATGTACTATATCGTTTCAGGTTATGGTCATTGGGTTTTATTTAGTGATCCAACAATTGCTGATGGTAATGAAGGGTTTACAGGATCACAAGGTTATACAGGATCACGTGGTACAATTTCTCCAAGAAGTTTAATATTCCTAGCACCGCAACCAAACGATGAACAAACATTATTATTTACAAATAGCGCTTTAACAATATCTGAAATAAGAGGAGTGATCAGGGCAGGAACAGACGTTGAAATAGACGTAAAATATGCAACTTCGCGAAATCAAACAGGCACAACTATTGCGAGCGGTACAATAGCAAATAATAGTACTGGTGCTACTCTTACAGTTTCTAATGCTAATATTCCAGCAAATAGTTATGTTTGGTGTGAAATAACAACAGTAACCGGAATTGTAGATGAATTCCATCTTAACGTATTATTTAGTGAGTAACATATGTCAACATTAATATTTCCAAACACTCCAGCACATTTAGATACTTACGTTGATCCTAATCAAGCTACGTGGCAATATGATAGCGATGGACCGTATTGGAATGTAATTACATCGACTGTTCGTAAAGCTTTTAGTGGTGTAAAATTAGAAAATACCTCTGCATTTAATTTAACAAGTGGTCTTGAAATTATCGAATTTGATACTTTTCAATTTAATGTTGATAACTATTATCAAGGTACTCCCGGAAGAGTAGTTGTTCCAACAACTGGTTTTTATAGAATTCAAGTCAGTTTATTTACAGGTACAGAAGGATCAGGATCTTCTTATACAATTAACATTAAAAAGAACGGAACAAATCTAGAAACAACTTCTTTAGGACCTAATCAAAATACACAATATGACCAAACATTATCACTTAATGCTGGTGATTATATAGAAATTTTTGGACAAGAATCGACTGGTACTGGAACTTTACTTGCAGAATCAAATTTTGTAGTTTATAGAGTTGGATTTGCGCCCGGAACTGGAATTAGTAATCATGTAGCATTTAGTGGAGTAAGAGCAATCTTAAACGCTTCTGCAAATACCACAAGCGTATCAACTGCTACAATTTGGAATGATATTGATTTTAATGCTAATGCGAATGTTCTTGGTGATTTATATTGGTATAATACCCAACCAGAAAGACTTGCTATTAGAGCAAATGGTTTTTATAAAGCAAGAGCTTTTATTGAAACAAGTTCAGCTGGTTCTCAAGATTCTTATACTATTACATTACGAAGAACTCGTGGTGTAACAACGACAGATTTAACATCAATAACTATGAGCGCTAATGATTTTATTGAATTAGATGAAATTTTTCAATTCAATGAAGATGATTATGTAGAATTAATGATTTCAAATAGTGATAACACAGGCGCAATACTTTCAACATCATATTTAGAACTCGTCAGAGAAGGAGTATAAAATGGCATTTGTCAAATCAACCTCGACACTTTCTGCTGATGCCGTTACAGTACCAAATATTTCTGGTGGTGATAATGGTAAAGTAGTTAGGATTTCAGGAGCTAATACCGCAGTTAACGCTGCAAATACTGATACATCAACTCAATTACAAACCGTATTGATTAAAATTGGTGGTGAGTATTATGCAGCTGGTGTGGTATCAGGGTTTAGTGGTTTAACACCTGGGTCTCCTTATTATTTAGGAACAACTGGAGATTTAGTGGCTTCTCCACCAACTCCTACAACTTCTACAAGGGCATTGTTTATTGGCTTTGCTATAAATACTACAGATATTGTTTTACGACCAGGAACACCAATTTCAGGAACTTAATTTATGGCAATTGCTAATTTAACAAGAGAAGTAACATTAGGTGATTCAGATTTTCTGGGTGTGCCAGCTATGCATCATATTTCTGATGCTGGTTATTGGTATTATTATCATCCAGCAGATTATGATTCAAATAATGTTCTTGCTGGCAATTCAATTGTAAGTTATGAATGGGATGCAATATTGCCAGTTGTTGCTGCTGATAGACTTTCAGGAACAACTAATAATGTTGAATTAGATGGAACAATTGCATTTATTGATGATTCTACGAATGGCGTATACGATGCTAATACACAAGTTCGTTATCACGGTGGATGTATACAAGACATTGGTCCAGGCTTAAACGATATTACAAACCAAACTGAAAATGATGCTTATATGTTTGCTCATATTGGCACCTTTGGTGATGATGGAACTACTGCGGCTGGTACATTACAAGATGATGCTTTTTATTGGGATAGACTTTATCAAGCAAGCGCGGGAGGTGATTGGGCATTCTATCAATATCACAAACACCTTCCTTCAAACTATTCAAAATATGATGATGGACGAATCGTATTCGGTTCAGATGGTTATATTCGACCATCAGACAAACAATTTGGATACTTAATTAATATCCTTGCAAAACAAGGTTCAAGCTCATATTCAGTTCCTCTTGCTCGTATTCATACTCCTTCAGTTGGTGGTGCTCATAACTCTCACAATGATGTAACTTTACCGAATACTGCTGGAATTAACTATTTGCCTGGTGGTATTTTAAAAGGTGGTTCCAATAGATTCCATGCTTTTTATATGAGCAAAACTACCAATGGCTGGAATTTATTTTCACGTACTTATACATCATCATCTGGTTCATTTACGCCTGAAGTAAACTATGGCGATCAAACTGAAATAGCTGATGCAGTATTTAATCCTTATCCAGGGGGTAATCAGGATGCTGAAGGTACACAAAGTTCATACGCGTTTAGAGCTTCAGCGGGACATGTGTTCGGCTCAAAAATATATGTTCCAGTTGTAACTGAAGCTGCAGCAAGACCTAATTTAACAGCAGAAGTAACAGATATTGTTGGTGGTGGTGTTATTTATGCGGTAACAGTAGGCAGAGATAGAGAAGGTTCTCATGCAGAAAGAAATCAACCGACGATTTATATGAAAGTTGGGGATACTCTTACGTTTGAAAACTCTCAATATCTTGCTCACCCAATGTATATACGTAATACCACTAATATTTCACCTACTCCTACTTCTCATAACGTAGCAGGTGCGTCTGGTGGAGGTTCAAGTGGATCCACACTTACATTTACTCCTCAAACTGCAGAAACAGTATATTATATTTGTTCACTTCATGCTAATATGTATGGTGAAATTGTTATTACCGAAAGAGATGGTACATTCGATCAACAAATTTGGTCATTTACTGATGCTAATACTATTTCACCTGGTACACTTAATAAAATTGATTTACCATTCCAATTTCAAGGACAACCATATAAACCAGATTGTTATATTTCAAGTGTAGGTACAAATCTTTATATTGCGGCATCAAGTGGATTACAAGGTGGGGCACAATTATTTAGTTGTAATTTATCAACCCTTGATTCTGAAGGTCAATTAGCGTTTGAAGGTAATATTGTTACTAATGATTCAGACGATTATTTGCGTATGCATGGATTTAAATATAATGCTTCTACTACAAAATTTTTCACTTTATTATCTGGTGTTAATGGCGCTGTAGGTAATTATGATGGAAAAGGTTTATATAGTTTTGACTTAGCAGGTGGTGCATTTGATGGTTATTCTCATATGTCATATGATACAACAAGTGGGACATATACTACAAGGCAAGCATTGCAGGCTGGGCATTTAATATATAATCATGCAACAGCACAAATTGAATATAGTACAGGCACTGAACCAGAAGGTATTGCTACTGGCACTTCAATTCTACAATTTGCAACCGCGTCTCCTTCATTTTACAATAAAAAAGAAATTAATACTGGTAAATCAGAAGAATATTATTTCCAAGGGATTTATCTTGAAGATGGCCGTAAAGCTCTTGTTGGTAGACTTGAAGCACATCCTGAAACTACAGGTGCAGAAAATACTGGTGATTTATTACTTACTATTGTTGACAATGAAAATAATTCAGTAAGTTATACTTGGGGTGGAACTGGTGATAATTTCTTTACTGGTATTATTGAAGATAAAGAAAATGGAAAATTAGTTTTATCTGGTTATTCAAAAGGAGAACTTGCTCCTAAAGGTGATCAATGGGTACATGGTTGGGGTAGAAATATTCATCAATCAAATGACTCAGCAAGTATGAAATTATTTGATATTGCAAGAGAAGATTCAGCTAATGGTGTTTTTTATGCGGTAGGACACGATTATATTAATAATATTCCACTCGTTGAAGCCTGGAATAAAAATTATGATCATTATAAAGATTTGAAAATGGATTTTGGTCCAGATTCTTCTCAATTAGATAATATTGATATATTAAGTAATGAAAAAGGTATTGTTTC